GACGATAGATAGAAAAAATTAATAAATAAGTAATATTTATAATAAAAACTAATTATGAATACATTTGGTAATATTAAAACAAATATAGAAAAGACGGCATCAGAACTAGCTAAAAAACCAGAATTTAAAAGATTTATTTTTGAATTTAATGCCTTGGTTTTAAAAAACAAAGACATTAGTGAGTTATACAATATCTATGATGATTTATCAACCAAAAAAGGGATATCCCACGATATTGTTAATGATTACGTTAACGAATCTATAGAGTATTCTCAAATCCTTATGGAAAGTCAAACAAAAAACATTGGTTACTTAAATACATGGATATCTTCTTGGACTAAATCAAATCAAAACGAATATTCTGATATTGATAACGCGATTTACAATAATAGTATAAGAAATTTAGAATCCGTTTTAGAATCTAAAAATAACATAAAAAAAACATTAATAAGTGAAGAAAAAATTAATGTTAAAGAAAGTATACATTTACCAATAAAATCAATGGTAAGTATTGCAAATAAGACACTTTCTAAACAACTTTCAAATTTAACCGAATCGGATAAAGAAGAATTAAAAACAATCACATCTTTAAATAAAGATGAATTAAAAAAAGAAATTAATAGTCTAAAAGAATCTGTTAATTCAAAATTAAAAGTAACATTAAATGAATCAAAAGATAGTGATTTGTCTAGTGCTATACAAAACACGATAAATAAGGTTAATGATACAAAATATGATCATTATAATTTATATAAACTAAGAAAATTAAATTTAGGACTATGAAAAAATTAATGTCGGGTATTGGAGGATTATTCAAGGACTCTAGCGGTAATTCATCATCTAAACGATTTATTGGTATATTATGTGGAGTATCCCTTTGTATTACTCTATATGTTAATAGTTATTCTCACGGAGATATTAAACCTTCAGATACGTTAGTTAATGCGGTTGCGATGTTAGCGTTCGGTTGTTTAGGGTTAACCTCAACTGAAAAGATTTTTGGTAAAAAAGAAGTAACTAAAAAAGAGGATCAATCATCAGAATAATTCTTTTGAATAAACTTAGCCTTTTGTATTATAGCCCTCTGTTTAACGGAGGGTTTTTTGTATTCCTTTCTTTCTTGTAATTTTTGTATTTGTTTTGTTTTATATATCTTAAGCTTATAAGCCTTTAACGCTTGCTCAATTGATTTTTCATTTTTAACTGGTACTACTATCATATTTTTTTTCTTCTTAGAATATAAATATACGTAAAATTTTCATTTTTTGACAAGCGGAAAAGTTTTATTATACTTGTTAAAACAATAAACTTGTAAGTCATGAAAAATGAAAAAAGGAAAAACGTCAAAATTAAACATATTTGATGAAGCAAAATGTCACTACGGAACAGTGGACTCAAAAAATTTAAAATCAATTTATATTGTCCTACAAACGTGGGTTGAGCCAATCACAGAACAAGATAACTGGAATAAAATAACAGGAGAACTTAAAAGACAAATATTACACACACTATTAGAGGTTGCCGAACCAACCACTTTTGAAAAAAAATACATTGTTGATTTAGATTTAAGAACAAGTGGAATACAAAAGAATAAAAAAAGTTTTTTAAATCTTGAAATCACCTTATTTATCCATAACCAAGTAACAGATTTTAAATCTCTTATTTTGAGAAGTAAAATTAAAAAAATATTACAATCAATCTATAAAGACGACTTACAAAATTCAAAGTATTTCACATTAAGTAAGACAAAAACGAAAGAAACGATAACTGTATAATATTTATCATAAAAAAGAGTATGAAGATATTAGGACCAAATGATACGGGTAATGGGATTCTTGTTGAATGGGATGCTGGAACCATTAACCCAAATGAATATAGAAACAGTCAAGTTATAAAGGAATCTTACGGTCAGTTAGATCACTCAAAACCATTTGTATTTTACGCAACACTTCAAAAATATGGAGTACCAAATAGAAACGGTAGAGTTTATCCTGAGAAAATATTAAAAAGAGAAGCCGAAAGATATAAAGACATGATTAATAAAGGAATGTCCATATCTGAACTTAATCACCCAGAATCGTCACTTATTGATTTAGATAGGGTTGCTCATATCATTACAGAAGTATGGTGGGAAGATAATGTGTTAATGGGTAAAATAAAATTATTAACTACACCAGGTTTTCACGAAAGAGGAATTGTTTCCTCAAAAGGGGATGTTGCTGCTAATATGATGAGACAAGGGGTTACTATGGGAGTGTCTTCTCGTGGGGTAGGTTCATTGGTTAAAAAGGGAGAACAAAATGAAGTACAGGATGATTTTGAGTTAATTTGTTTTGACTTGGTTTCTTCTCCATCAACACCTGGAGCATATCTTTATTTAAATAAAGATGATAGACCTAAGTATGAAGAAAAATTAACTGAGAACGAAAAAATAGATAATACATCTAATCCTATGAGTAAATCTGTTGACTTAATGAATAGATTATCCGATTATTTAGGTAAATAAAATTATTAAGAGATGGATGAAAAGTATTTTGTAGCAAGAGTAACCACTGATATGGTGGATGAAAACACAGGAAAAGTAAAAAAAATTAAAGAGGAAAAATTAGTTAAGGGTTTTTCACCAACGGATGTTGAAGCTAAGGTGACTAAAACTTACGAAACTTATACAATGGATTGGAGAATTACCGCCATTGTTGAAAGTAAGATTGATGAGGTAATTGAATAATTTTTTAATTAGTGGAGGGGGTGAATTTAGGTTCACCCTTTTTTTATGCCTAAAAATATCACAACATAAGTCAATATTAAAGACTTTTTTCAAACTACTATATATTTATAATAAAAATAAACGCAAAATGCATTGCTTATTATTATGAGTATGGAAAAAAATAATTCGATAGTAGAGGAAGCTTTATTACAAATGAGAGCGGTAGAGGATGCTATCAATGAAAACGCAAAAGGAATACTTGCTTCAACCATGAAGGAAGAAATCAGTGAATTAGTAAGGGAATCTTTAGGGGGTTCAAAAAAATCAAAAAAGTCATTAGTCGAACAAGAAGAAGAAGACGATGTCGATGTTACAGATGAAACAGACGACTATACAGAAGACGGCGACGATACAGAAGACTTTGATGAAACAGAATTCGACACAGATGTTATGGCTGGTTTTCCACCTGTAACAGGAGTTGAGGATGATAATCAAGATGCTATGGCTCCTTTGGATATGACACAGGCACCTATGTCTGATATATTAAAAGTATTTAAGGCTATGGGTGATAATGACGGAATCATTGTTAAAAAAGATGATGTTGGTAATATCCAACTAAACGACACTAACACGAACTCCGAATACCTTATTCAAATGGACGGCATGGATAACACTGAAATTCCAATGATATCACAAACAAATGAAAACGTTTTGTATGAGTTGAGTTTTGATGATGGAGAAGAGTATGGTGAATATGACGAATCGGCTGATCCAACAGATACGAGTGGTGAGTCTGGATCGTTTACTGCTGAAGGGTGGGACGACGAAGAGGACGACGACGAAGATGGAGATGAAGTCGTTTATGAATTAGAAATGGAAGAATCTTTCAAACCAAAAGGTAACGTAGGTAAAATGAAATTCAAGTATCCTTCAAAACTTAGAAAAGGTGTCACTGAAACAGATGATATTGAAGAAGAGAATGAATGGAAAGAAATGGATGACATGGTTTACGATCCGTTTGTAGATGAAGATGATGATGAAGAAGCTGGCGAAACTAAAGAATCGGCAAGAACTTTAGGAAACGGAAGTAGAAATTACCCACAAAGAAAATCTTTACCTAAAGTGAGAGTTAGACCAACTAACGAAGGAGTAACTAAAGAACTTAATTTATTAAGAGAAAAAAATGAAGAGTACAAAAAGGCTCTTGATTTCTTTAGAAACAAATTAAATGAAGTTGCGGTATTTAATTCAAACTTGGCATATTCTACAAGATTGTTCACAGAACACACAACAACAAAACAAGAAAAAATAAACATTTTAAGAAGATTTGATTCTGTTGAATCATTAAAAGAATCTAAAAATCTTTATAAAACTATTAAAACAGAAATAGACAGTACATCATCAGATAAAGGTGTGTTTACAGAATCTATAGAGAGAAAAGTATCAAAAACACCACAGAATGGGTCGTCTACTAATTTAATAGAAAGTAAAACGTATGAGAATCCTCAATTCATGAGAATGAAGGATTTGATGACAAAAATTAAATAAACTAAAAAAAATAAAAAACCAAAAAAAATGGGAGCATTATTAGAATCAGGTCTTGTTGGTAACATTGGGTTAAAGCACCTTAAAGTTATCAAAGAAGATACAATTAACAAATGGGATCGTTTAGGATTCCTAGATGGACTTAAAGGTCACATTAAAGAAAATATGGCGCAGTTATATGAAAACCAAGCGTCACATTTGATTAACGAAGCATCGTCAACAGATAGTTCAGGTTCTTTCGAAACTGTAGTATTTCCTATCGTAAGACGTGTATTCTCTAAATTATTGGCTAACGATTTAGTTTCTGTACAAGCAATGAACTTACCTATCGGTAAATTGTTCTACTTTGTACCTAAAATTCAATCTTACCAAGTTGGTGGTACAAACGCTGCAGGTGGTGGTATTCATTACGGACCTATTGGTGCTGATGGTGGACCAACTCAAGCACAAGCTCAGGCAGGTTACGGAGCAAATGATAAAAACCTTTATGATAGATTTTACGAAGGTACTGAACCAGGATTGGATCCAGCAGGACTTTTTGATTATTCAAAAGGTGCGTTCTCCGCTATCACTAAAAATGCAACTACAGTTGCATGGTCAAGTGGAGTTATGGTTCCAACGGCTTACACTTTATCAGGTGGTACAGTTGTTGCTACAGGTGCTGACGGAGGTCCTGTTTATAGAAAAGCATTAATCGTTATGTCAGGTTTCTCTTCTGCAGGAGCAGGTAAATTAATCGGTCCTGATGGACAAGAAATGGATAACGAAGCGTTCCTTTCTGATTTAAGAGTTAATGCTGTATCTACAGGAGCATTCTCAGGTATGGGTTCAGGTGACTTGTTATTTAGAGTTGTTACTCAGAAATATGGTAAAGGTATCGTACAATACGGTTCACAAACAACAACTAATTTCTACGGTTCATCACCTTACGGAAATGGTGGAGCATATGACAATCTTTGTGATGCTACAGGTTTAATCTACTTAGAAGTTGATTTACAACAACCTTGTTCTATCGGAGCAGCATCATTAGATGGTTACTCAGGTTTAACATTAACAGTTGCTGGTGATGCAGCGGCAGGTACACAATTCACAACTCAATTTAGAGTTTACAAAGAAATGGAATTTGAAGATCAAATTGGTGAGGTTTCTTTCGATTTAGAATCAGTAACTGTTTCTGTAACTGAAAGAAAACTAAGAGCACAGTGGTCTCCTGAATTAGCACAAGACGTTTCTGCATTCCATAACATCGACGCTGAAGCTGAATTAACGGCTTTATTGTCTGAACAAGTGGCAGCAGAGATTGACCGTGAAATTTTACGTGACTTACGTAAAGGAGCGGCTTGGAACTTACGTTGGGATTACAACGGATGGAAAAGAGGTACTACAGCAAATCCATTAACACAATACACTCAAAAAGATTGGAATCAAACTTTGATTACTGCGATTAACCAAATCTCAGCTCAAATCCACAAATCTACTTTGAGAGGTGGCGCTAACTGGATCGTTGTATCTTCTGAAATTTCAGCAATCTTTGATGATTTAGAATACTTCCACGTATCTAACGCATCTCCTGATCAAGATCAATACAACATGGGTATTGAAAGAGTAGGTACTCTTGCAGGACGTTACCAAGTATACCGTGACCCTTACTTCCCAGCAAACACAGTTTTGATTGGACACAAAGGAACATCATTGTTAGACACAGGTTATGTTTACGCACCGTACGTACCTCTACAATTAACACCTACAATGTACAATCCGTTCAACTTTACTCCGATTAAAGGAATAATGACGAGA